CGAACGTCGTTGATTGCGACCATCCCTTTGGCGTCGATGACAGATGCCCGCCAGCCGTCGAGCAGCCCATGTGCCGCCTGCGTCACGACTCTCGCAGGCGCTGATCGGCTGATGGACGAGATCAGCGCGAATTCAACCTCGCCGGTTTCGATTCTGATTTGGATGTCCGCTGAGGCCCCGAGGCGCATTGACGGAAGCTTCAGCTTATTCATGCTCATAACCGCGCATCTGCAATGTGTGTGTATAACATCCTAGAAAATGTGAGTGCAAAGCCCGATCAAGCCGGCTTCGCCCCGTACCCGATGGTGAATTTCCGTTGCGTATTCGCCGGGAAGTACGTAATGCGATCAACCGTTTGCAGATACGCCTTGTCCTGATTGGCTGTAGTCGAATCCTGGATCAACCCCGTGTTTGATACGTGCATTCTCCGGTCTGGAATGGCGTCGATCAGTTCTACCCACGCTTCGACTTTCGGTCCAGTCGCCCACAGAGACGCCGGCCCACCGCGGTAGTTGGCAACGCTGCCGTCATTGGCCATCGGAATGTCGACCTCGTTGCCAACAACGACTATCTTTTTGAATTCGTTTTGCCGTACCGAGACCACATCCAGCGAGGCGTAATTGCCCACCACCAGCATTCCGGCGTACTCGACCTGCATCTTTCCGGCGGCAGAGTACGTGATGTCGACATCGAGCATCAGCGGATGAGGCCGGCCCGAGACCATCGTGTAGGTGCGGGTCTTTGTCGCGACGTTCGTCACAAGAGAGTCCGCATGCGCCAGCGTCGTCACGTGCCGCACGACAATGTTGTTTCCGCCCGCGAACGTTCCCGCGGCAAGTGATGCTTGATCTGTATCGCCGACATAGAGGGTCAGCGAAGTCTGCGACTCCAATGATTGCGTGCTGTTGTCGGAATGGTTGGCCCCCATGAACTGATAGTTCGTCGATCCGACCGGCGCCCACTGCGGCACATAGCAGAGCGCCGATACCGTCTGCAGATGATTGACCCATCGCACCGGGACAAAGTAAACCTCGGAATCCCCAACTGCATATCCCGTTGAAACCCCGTAGATGCGCTCGACGTAACATCTCGCCGCCGAAGACGCAGACGGCTTCAGGCCAGTCGCCTCGATCAGGATCGTGTGATTGCCCGCTGGAAGATCGTCAGCCAGGCAAATGAACTCGTTGATTGCTGCCGTCGCGTAGGACGAGAAATACCGTTTCCCGACGTCGCTTGGACGGCATCTTCCGGCGACGTAATCCGCCTCGGTGAACACAGGAAGGCGATTCGCTCGCGTGAAATCCCCATCGATCGAGACGATTCCGTACCCGCCATTGGTCGTCGCGAAGAACTGCAATCCAACAGTTCGACCGCTGACGACTCCAGATGCGGTTTCTCCTGCCGTCGCGGAATACGCTGCCCCGGATGCGCTAAACGCCCCAGCAGCTTGGTTTGCGGGGCTAGTCGTCCAAGTCCCGACCTTCGTCATCGACGTGTGAGGTACGCATTTCGCCAGTTTTGCCAGGCAGATGTCGCTCATACTCGGCACCATGGCTGCCACATTCCTGGTTCCGAGGAACATCCCGTAATACCATCTCGTTCCGTCAGCAGGATCGCTTTCGAGCGGGACGTAAAACTGGTACTCGTTCAGGTAGCGATGCGTGCTCAGCGTAGCTGGATGACGGAACAGATAGCACGTGGTTGAATGCGGGGTATACGGGGCCGGCTTTCTCCCCCCAATTGCTTCAATCTCGGCGCCAAGATGCTGCCTCCACGTCATCCCCTTGCGGCGCGGAATGACTCCTCTCGGGAGGCTGCTCACAGCGGATTCATATGCCCCCAAGTCGATTTCTCGAACGAACGCTTCATGATCCCGAGGATCAGATGTCATTCCATTCATCACCACGCCTTTACACGATGCGGCCGATTGGCGTTGTTGTCTCGCCGATGGCCTGCGCTCGGCCTGCGGCCGAAGTAGTCTTCAAATTCCGACAACCCACGCGCCGACCGGTCCTTGTCCATGAAATCCGTATCAGGCACCAAGTACGCCCGGTAACGAACCCATCCATTCAGGTATGGATGATGCACGGCAGCGATTTCTGGCTCATCGTCGTCATCCGACATTTGGCTGATCGGAGTGCGGAAACACTCCAGTTTGAGATCGGCGGCAGTCTCGATGATCCGATTGAGCGCGATTGACGAGTCGTCATGGATGAACGCGGAAGGTCTTCCTGCGGTATCCCGCCAGTAACGGTTCATGCGGTCTTGTTCGTAGCGGTCAGAAGGAGCAAGCCAGTACATCTCGCCGCCTTCAACGAGTCTCGCGGTCCTGACCTCGATAATCCTTGCCGGAATCGAAACCTCAACATCCCCAGGAACCAGCGAAACAATCAACTCCTCGCGCAGCAGGCTTTTACGAATCGCCGCCTCTTCAGTGGCCTCGTTGAACAGCCTAACAAGGTGATCTCTCCCCAACATCGGCGGAGTGCTCGTATCGCGCTCGTCGATACGAAAATTGGAGATCAGGGTGCCGAGATTCACGACGCAACTCCGAACTGATGCACCATGTTCTCCGCATCGAGTCGAAGGTTATTCAGCGATTTCCTGCGGTCCAGTTTCTGGTTGAAATTCTGGGCGACAAACGAACACAGGGCGTCGGTGTCCATGGTGTTGATTGCGTCAAGCGCCCCAAGTGTTTCCTCAGTCTCATGCTCAGGAGTCGCCTTTTTCTGCGTAGTGACCGGATCTGACACATCACCATCAGCAACAACCCCGCCGTCCTGGTAGACATCAGGGTGCCGCAACATCTTGAACGCGATAGCGGCATCAACGACCTTGCTCTGTCCATTGACCCACTCTCCAGTCCCGTAGGTGCAGTCCTTGTGATACGGCCTGCGTCCGATATAGACAATCGTCTTTGCCTGCATTGTGCGAATCCATGGAAATGCGCCGGCTTGGGCCGGCGCGATAGGGTTAGACGCCGACCAGAGTCCCTTTGACAATGACATCCATGATGCCAACAGCCGAGTCTGCCGCGCCCGTCCGAGTCAGGATGATGTAAGCCTCTTTTGGCAGGGTGATCGGTCGGACAGCCGTATTGTTGGCGGGCGTTCGCGCGGCCGAAGCTGATGAGGTTCCCGCAACGATGAAATAGTCATCATCCTGTGGCACCGCCGTGGAATCGACGCCGTCGACGTAGGCGAAACCGAGCTTGTAGGTAGTCGATGCCGCGAACGCATCCGAGATGATCACCAGGGCGTCGGAAATCTTGATCCCGGCAGGAAGAATCCCGAACCGGACCACATCACCGATTTGCACCGCCGTCGCAAGGTCCGAGTTGACGAATATCCCTGAAGAATTGGTCTCGAACGTATAGATTTGCGACCAGCGATTGCCGAATGCCCCGGCGTGAGATACTTCCTGTCGGAGCGATTTCTTAGTAACTGTTGCCATCTGTCAAACCTCCTTAAACGCCGGCCAGCCGGACAGCGGTATCGATCACCGCAACGCCATAGTCGGTATATTGCTGCTCGTTCCCATGATCGATCAGAAAGCGGATTTTCGACCGCCCGCCGATCTCGCCAACGACGTACTCACGCTGATTGCCAAAGTCGGTCGTTTCTTCTGCGGTGAAATATGAACTTCCGCTTCCGTTGTGCCGCCCGAACCCTTCCGCGAGGGCCTGGCCGCCGAGCAGAATGGCGCGATCGACTGCGTACCCTGAGCCGAGCGCAGGAATCGTCCCGGCTGTCTCGGTTGCAGAGGTGGTGGAAGCGCACCACTGGACCGTATCTCCCGGATAGAAACGGATCGGCCTCGGCATCTTGAGGATGAGAATTCCCCGCCAGAGCAGCGCGTCGCCGAGGAAGACCGGATGGTTCTTGGCCATTTGCGCCCGAGAGATGGCCTGCGCTTGCAGCGTCCGGAAATTGGTGCTCTGGACGAACGAGTTGTACTGCTCGGCGGACACCATCAGCACGCGCACAGGCGAATCAGCCGCCGCTTCGTCATTCTCGAACTCGACCCCAGGCAGAGGAAGGGCCATGCCGTCCAGCCAGGTGGCGATGCCATCCACCACATCAGAGTTCATCACATCCGTCGTGGCGATCGTATAGCCGCCGGTTGGCACCTGCTCCAGGCCCGACCCGGTCGAGAGGAAATGTCGGTTACGAGTTGGCGCTCGGACGGGGTTGACCATCACCTTTGAGAAGTCGGCATTCGCCGTAGTCGGCACGCACCACTCGATGTTGTCGTGGAATCCACGTGCGCCGGCGAGATGGACCAAAGATGCCTGATCAGAGAATCGCTCAAGTGACGACAGCGCGACATCTTGCGCCAACGGGCGGAGCTGATGCGGCGTGCGCTGTTGCGACATTGCGCCGCCTGCGCTGATCGGGAATCGAGCCTGATTGATCCGCAGCCGGTCCTGCGCGAACGTTAGCACGGAGCCTTTGCCCTGCGCCCATTCGTCTCCCATGATCGGAATGGATTTGACCGGATTGACCAGATCGAAGGTTACTTCGTCGCCTGCCGACTTGGTGAGTTCCTGGACCCGGACGATCGGCTTTCTGTTGGTGCTGACGAGTCGGATA